ATGATGTACGTAATCATCATTATGTTCTACTGTTAAAAACTCTCCGTTATCAATTACTGGGAGATCATCTTTATATATGTATACATTTGATCCACCTTCTGCTGGTAATATAGGCACCATAACACTACAGTTCCTAGCAAAATCTTTATGTGGAGGAAGATTAAACCCTGGTTCATATATCCACATAACAGGAGTATTTCGTACTCCATCTATATGAGTTATATATTCCATTTGTTCAGTTAATCGATCAACCTCTGGATTCTTGTATCTTTCTAATCTTCGAATAACTTTATGATCTTCACCACTATGAGCATGCTTTCCTGTAGGCAAACAGTCTTTACATATACATCTAAAGTAAGGACTTTTTGCTCGCTCGCCTGTAGGATCTTCAACATGCATCTCAATATAAGGACGTTCTCTATGTTGGATTTCATAATAAAAATCTTCTAGAGCTTGACGGTCATACTCGATATGTTTTAACTCATGTATATAACTGCTTAAATCTTTCAATATTTATCCTCCAAACAGATTGCATGCATAATTTGTATTCCATATCTTTCACGTGTTCTATAATACTGTTCTTCATTTTTGATTCTATAAGTAGCGCTCTGTGATACCGAGTAATATTAGCATAATTATTATTTTCAATATTAGAAGTTACGACTAAATCCTTTTCAGGTAGTAACTTTATAAACCTATTTATATAACTTTTACCTCTTGGACTCGTTCCTCTGTGCAAAGTTTTATTGTTTCCTTCAGGAAGTGTTGCAGATCTATAGAAAACTCTCCATGCATTATCACTAACTTCAGGTATTGTGTGATAGCCAGCAATTGAAATTAACTTATTATCCTTTATTATACCACACCAGCCACCACCTTGTACAATAGTTTTTTCAAAGTGCATAGCTTCAGGCGTAGCATTATTGACCCAGTCTAGATCATTACATTTTTTACAAAACTCTTCAACAAGATCGAGATGATCTAGAGTTATGTCAACCACCTCCAAGTAATTCAATTCCCATAGCTCCACTAAAGTTAGGACAAGAACTCGCCATTAGAGCAAACAAAGGATCGTTCTCGTTCTTTTCATGTATGTGATCATTTTCTTTTGTGTATTTATCTTGTATCTCAAAAGCCGGTCCTTCTAAAGCTTGTTTACAATCTACTGTTTCATACGTACCATTTATTTTTTGCATGAAATGAACCAGCTCATGCATCAGTACTGATTCACGAAAACCTTCCCAATGCATATGTTCTGTAGGTTTATTTGCTATGAAGATCTCATTAGTATCATCATTGTAATATCCAGCAATATGACACGGGTCTGGTGGTTCTCCTACAAATAAAACTTTACACATTTGCTTAGATGTGGCAGTATGTACTGTAGGGAGAGGAGAACCATCATATTTGTAGTCACTATTCTCTTCTATAAAATCTATCATTTCCAACATTAACTTTTGTTGCTGCGTATCAACACTTCCCATAAGACCAACAAAGGCAAGTGATATAAAGGTAACAAGTACTAGTAGTCGTATCATTCTGACAATAAAGCCTCCAATGTTTTGAGCACGTCTTGACTTGTATCCTTTAAAGGATACTCAGTTAAGATAGCTTGTTTAATCGTATTACGTGTAAAATCTAAATCAAATCGAGTTCCTGTATCTGGATTCATTCCAGTGTTTACTAAGAACACATTACATTCATGTTTCTCTATTTTATCCATTAGTAGATTACTATATTCTTTTACAACTCTCGGCATGAAAGGTGATCCATAACACGGACTAAAAACTTTTTTAATCTCATTTGAACCAGCTTCGGTACCGGGCATTTGAGATGTATATCCTGTTTCAAAAAATCTTTCTACTGTCTTTCCACTAATTCTACTTATAGCAGGAAATAATCCTTCGGCATCCATTGTAAGAAAGAATATGTTGTTAGCGTGTTTAAAGTTACCTCTTTTATGATATGCATTTTCTATACAACTAATAGGATAACTAAGCCTAGCATTATTTGCATCTGGATTTTCTTCAACCAAAGTATCTCTACGTCTTGCTTCTTCAACTGCATTAAAAATAGTAGGATGAGTTTCTGGAGTAAGTCCTTCGCTCTTAGCGTAGCAACCGGTTTCGATCATTCGTATTCCCATATTAGTCCACGCAACTTCATCATCACTAATTAGTTTGTATTCAGGATCACTACTCAGAGTAGTCTTACCTGTTCCACTCAAACCAAACATAAGATTTGTAGTTCTTCTGTAAGTAAAAGCACCACAGTGCATAGGTAGAATATCATACTTAGGTAGTTCAAAACTTACGATTCCAAAAACGCCCTTCTTAATCTCACCTAAAAAAGTAGTACCTGCGATGAGCATCAGTTTTCTATCTAAGTGAATATAGATCTTAGGGTCCATATCAATCGAAGTGTTATGATATATTGTCCAATCACCTTCTTGATCTTCAGCAGTTATTTTAAACATGTTCCACACAAATTGTTTGTGACGGTCATCATTTGTATGAATTGTAAAATTCGTTCCGACAGTTTCAAAGTTTAAGGGTTCTAAATAGTTATCTTGTCTTAATAGTATGTGATAAAAATTTTGAAAATCTTCTTCGGATCCTACTTTATTAAACTTTGGTCTAGATATATCTAGATCTCTCGTTTGTGTACCGAAAAAATATTTATTTTCTGGACTACGTCCAGTAGGTGAGGTGGTAATGTTAATGTTAGGCATTTATTCTTCCAAGTCTTCTCTCAGTTTTTGTTTCTCTAAACTTAACTTATCTTTGAGACTCATAAGATAAGCAGCGCCAGCAAGGACAGCAATTGCTACAGCTTCAGCAATAAGTGTGAGGGGTTCATTATCTTTACTATGTAAAACTATTAATCTACATAAAGCAGTCATGGCAATTATGATTGGTAGTGTAACAGGAATCCTATTGCTGAAATAGAATGCACCAACCATTCCAATTATCTCTGCGTATATGAATAAAAGAAATATACCTCCTAGTGTAATCTTCAGAGCAATGATCATATCATAAATGTCCATTCCAGCTGCAACCATCGTAAGAGTACCGATTGTTGCCAGTAAAAGTTTTTCACTATACACTGTTGTCCAATGCAATCTTTTATTTAATTTTCCAGGGTCGAGGTCAAACATCATTCATATACCATACTAAATTGTTACTGTTATCTTTATATATTATACCACAATATGATCAGTTTGTAAACACTTTTATTATAAATATCATTAGTGGAAGGGTCCACTTGAGATTTACCATTTTATCGATTTGAAACATATCATCACTTAACAAGGAAGGCGGTTAGAGGAGTTATAACATGGTAGATCCGATTACGGCGGTCGCCACCGCTACGGCAGCTTTCAACGCGATCAAAAAAGGATTCGAGTTTGGAAGAGACGTAGAAAGTATGTCAGCAGATTTAGGCAGATGGATGGGTGCTGTTTCTGACATCAAGAAAGCTGAAGAGTATAATAAAAAACCACCATTATTCAAAAAATTATTTGCTTCTGGTTCAGTAGAGGAAGAAGCTATGCAGGTATTTATGGCAAAGAAAAAAGCTGAAGACATGCGTGAACAATTAAAACAAATCATTTCTTTTACAAGAGGTCCAAGTGCTTGGCAAGAGTTACTAAAAACTGAAGCAGACATTCGGAAAAAAAGACAAAAGATGATATATGATCAAGAAGAATACAGACGAAAAGTTATAGAAATATGTGCAATAGTTGTCGGATGTTTGGCAGTCTTAGGTTTAATAGGTTTCTTTGCTTGGTTAGTAGGATATGATAGAGGGTACTGGGGTGGTTGGTGAAAATTTTCATTCTAGTCATTACGTTGTTGCTCATTGCTCCGACAGCGCTTACTGCTGAACAGTCACAGCCAGACAGCATATTCGGAAACTGTTTTACATGTTTTTTAAAGAAGCCTACTGATTGGACTATTGAGCAGTTAAAGAGATTAGGTAAGCGTGAAGATCCAAAGTATATAACGTGTAGAAGATATAAGGTTGTGCCGACTAAATCTGGAGATCAGGTCTGTCTATATAAAGGTGCTAATGATACGTATAGTCTTGTAGTAGAAGGGTATTGTCCTTCTCAGTATCAGTGTAAGTATGATCCTTATGGAGAGGAACCAAGTATTGATAGTGTTGTAGATTCATTAAATGATTCTTTCAAGAAGAAATAAGAAGCTGTTCAATTGGAAACGAAAGTGCATTTCGAGCATGCCATATAGCTTCATTTGTTGGCCACCATCTCCAACTGTCAAAGTCAATACACACTATTCTTCCATCTTCTCTCATCATATAGTTTCCTAAGTTTCGCATGTCTTTACCTATAAACATTGTATTAGGATAAGATGGATTTTCAAGCTTAGACATTTTATGTATTAGTGTTGATACTTGACTTATCAACTTAAAGGTTGTATCTCTTCTTGTAGGTGCATCACATTTCAGTAAGTATTGAAATAGATCATCGCCATGTATGTATTCCATTTCATATACGTACTCATCATATATACTTATCTTTGGAATGAGAGAATGTTTTAAAGTTGTTATCGTATAGATGTTAGCAATACAGCTTTGCTCTCTATCTACGTCTTTCTCTCTTATTTTCTTTACATATGTTTTAGGAAGTTTCATAGTCTTTTCACATAAACTTCTTTCTTAAAAGAAGGGAACTTCCACTTCTCATTATCAGGACCTGTTCTATAATCTCTGTCGGCAATATCTTTATTATAAACTTCCTCGTGTTCTTTTCTATCTTTATCTGGATGAGGATAGCCTATTCCTAAGAGACAGTTACACTGGCTGTTTTCTATGTATGGTGCAACTTTGCTCTCATCAAAAGCAGAACACATTCCAGTTCTATATCCTAGTGATGTGGCAGCCATCATTAGTTGTCCTAATAAGATACCTTGACCCATATGTATAATTCTTGATTTTTCTTTCCATACATTAGGTTTAATTGACTCTTCACCTCTTTCATCTACTATTCTATGAATGAGAGTTCTAGACTTACTCTGATCCCAATCATCGCATATTGCTATAAGTAAATTTGCTAATACCTGAGAGTTCTTAACGTTATATTCATACTGTGTAACTCCATTACTGTCAGTCAAGTCTGTACCGTCATGAACAGCAAAATGATTAGTTTCATCATAAATCATTCTAACTACTTCTTGATTCTCAATCATATAAACTTTATAATGAGTTTCATTTTGTTTTGTAGGAGCGAGTCTAATAATTTCTTCAAACAGATCTATGTGTTCTCTCGGTAGAGTTTTAGATCTGTCCCAATTTCTTTGTGCTGGATTTGTTGCTGCGACTGCAGACTTTATATCGTCAAGGAGCATATCCTATCTTCTCCATATCAAAGTTAACACTAATGCCGCAACCGCATGAGCTCTTAGCGTTAGGGTTTTTTATTTCGAAGTTACTACCTACAATACTCTTGACATAATCTAGTTCGGTTCCAAATAAAAACATAAGGCTAGTGCCACCTATTACAAATGCGCACTTGCCTTCTGTTGTTTTTATGACTTCATCATCTTTTTGAAGATCCTCAGGAGTCTTGACAAAGTCCCAATCGTACTCAAAACCAGCGCATCCGCCACCTTTTAGATTTAAGCTAACTCCGTAAACTTCGTTCTCTTCACAGAGTTTATCTATTTGTGCTTCAGCTGCTGGTGTTAGAGTACATACACTCATAGTTGTTCAAGTATCTCCTTAAACTTCTTTTTACTCTTTCCTCTAATCTTTATTTTCTTAATAGCGTCAAGATTTGAGTAATCTGCACCAACAACAACTGCGGCAATCATACCCATTGTTGCGTGTGGAGTACATTGATACATATACACACCAGGAGTGTCAAATGTTATTGAAACTTCTTTGTTATTTTTTGACTTTTTTGGAAGTTCCCAACCTTCAGGTCCTGCAATAAAATGTACATTGTGTCCTTTAGATGACGGAACCCAAGTGATAGTGTCTCCTACATTAATACGAACTACATCTTCACTGTATACCATCTTTTCTTTGTCACGCTTGTTTAACATTTCAATCGTAATGTCTTCAGCTTGTGCAGCTGACCAAAGAATGGTAGCAAAAAAGCTAAGTACCATAACTAGTAGTATTGGATTTTTCGGTGCTTTCATATTTTTTCTCCATTAAAATAAGTATTAATCATTTCTAGTCTATCATGTGCCATGGCCATCTTATCAAGTTCAGCCATAACTGCTTCTACAATATCTGAATGTTCGCCTATGCCGGCTGGCATAGTTTGATATACTGCAATATTTGCTTTGTGTACTTCTAGCTCGCCTTCAGCTTGTTTCTTTGCGGCTAGAATAATCTGTTCGCCTGGTTTCATTTAACTATTTCTCCTATTATTGATATAGTGATTTCGATCATCCAGATGGCTGTAATTAACTCAATCATATTGAGCGTTCCATCTACCGTCATCCGTGTAGTACGGATTATTAAAGTTTGGGTCGTCTACGCCTTCAACACCAGTAACTTCGTCTACATAGTGTTTAAGCATATTTTCTACACCTAGTTTTAGTGTAATAGAGCTAGCTGCACAACCACTGCAACTACCCGATAATTGTACAAGAACACTACCCGTTTCCATATCAAAATCCTCAAGGCGAATGAATCCGCCGTGACTCGCCACAGCAGGCTGTACAGAGGTTTCGATAATTTCTCTAATATGTTCTAGTATTTCTTCTTTGCTTCTCATATTTCTATTTATACTGGAATACGTAAGATGGGAGGCTAACCGTGGCCTCCCGCGGATGTATTGAGGCATCACCCTTTGTGTTGAGCGAAATTGCTCTTAATGTGTGAAGAGAGGACTGTGGGTTCACCTCTAACTAGCTCGAACAAGATACCATTCTCATAACCGCTAGAACTTACTTCCGCTCGGGAGAGCGATGTGATTCTTACCCGCTAGGGCTCAAACCTGGGTACCACCCCTAAGCAATCAAGTTACGCATCTTGGTAATACGCGTTTCCTTGCACTTCACTATCCGACCCGTCGGTCAAATCTCGTGGAGGGATTCTGTTTCCAAGCTCCCTCCTAGCTCAGTAAGATTAGGCTGCTAGAGCGTAATCCACAGGTGCAAAATTATCGTTTGCATTTAGTTTTGTTGATCTATGCGCGATCACCCGTCAAACTCCACTTCGATTCCATACCTGTCGATCCTAACTCTCCCCCCAAGAATACTTGACTTGATGGGCCGCATCAACTAAACCGTAAAACGTCTTACCGTTTCTGTCACCTGACTGCTAACCACCTTACTAAGCGGTGGTGCCCGGGCGGTGCTACGAAGGCCTATTAACCGGACCAAGTATTCTTGGTGGAGGAGTCGGGAATTGCACCCGAGTCCAGTATATCTTCACGTTGCTTCAACGTTTGAAATTATATTTATATTATACCATATTTCTACGTGTTTGTAAACCCCTTTTTTTTATTTTTTTACGCTGCTTCCCACTGTTCGTAAGTTACAATTTTTTCTAGTTTCTTAACTAGATCTTTACCGTACTTAGTAAAGAGAATACCTCTATTCCAGACAAAATGCTCAACATCTTGAATATGATGAAATGTCTCAGTTTGAGTCATCCAACGAAGAGCAGTTTCTTCATCACCAGCACCAATATTAATTATATCTTTAACCTCAGACTTGAAGGCTTTTAGCTTTCTTTCTTCAGCAGCCTTTTCCTCAGCCTGTGCTTCAGTAACAGCTTCAGAAATATAGTCGGCTTCTTTTCTAAGTTCTTCCATTGACATGGATTTAAAGTCATAGTGATGACCTTTACTACCGAAGGCATCTTTATGTCCTTCGTAGATATAAGTTTCTAGATCTCTACGCTCTAGAGCTTGAACAGTGATGATACCTTCATCAATCCAGTACTGTGGATCTTCTGGCATAGTACCAGCCCAACGATTCTTTGGATCTTCGTTGACCCAAGCAATCGTCTTAGCGTTCTGCGCCTTAACGTGTTCTAAAAGTTCATTAAATCTTTTCATCATTCCCATTACAAAAAATCTCCCTTAGTTAATTGTCCAACCTAGATTGTAAACAAAGTTTGAATCAGTATCTTCAAAGATAGCCATTACAGCAGCTTCTCTTGGAGCAGTGTCCATATACTCAAGCTTTTGTCTAGCTTCATCGATCTGTTTAGCTTTAATTAACTCCATAACTTTTTTATAGTCAGCAGCATCTTCAGTGTACATATCGACCATATCGTTTTCGATAGCAAATTTTGACTTAGCTTCAGCTTTAGTTTCAGAGATTAATTTAAGTAGATTTTTCATTTTCATTCCTTCGTTTTTTTACCTTATATAAACAATATACCACAACTCTCAGGGATTGTAAACAAAAAAGTGCGCCGAAACGCACTTTTTTTTCTTTTTATTAGTATTCTGTTACATTTTTGTCACAGTTTAGTCTGGTAAGAAAGCGTCAATACCTTCAACATATTGATTCATTCCTAGTAGATCTCCAACACCTTTTCCTGGAAATATATCTAGTTTACCTTCTAGAATGTCCTTTTCAACTGCCATAGCAATTTCTTTGACATCATCTGGCATATTAGTATAAGGTGCCATTTCTACCATTCCAGTATCCATACCTCCCCATGTGTCAGACTTTTCCCAAGTACCATCAAGAACAGCTTTTACTCTCTCAACATAGTAAGGTCCCCATATATCTAGAATAGCAGTTAATTGAGTATCAGGTGCAAAGTTAATCATATCAGACGCTTGTCCAAATGCTTTCACTCCGTTCTGTTGTGCAACTTGTAGTGCAGCAGGAGAATCTGTGTGTTGTGTAATAATATCAGCGCCTTGTTGAATTAGTGCTTTAGCAGCATCTGATTCCAAACTTGGATCATACCAAGTATTAACCCAAACAACATCAATGTCAAAGTCAGGATTTACTGTAGTTGCACCTAGATAAAAAGCGTTGATACCACGTACAACTTCAGGTATTGGAAAGGAAGCAATATAACCGGCTTTTCCTTTTTCACTCATATGACCAGCAATAACTCCTTGGATATATCTTCCTTCATAAAATTTAGAAGAATACACTGACATATTTTCAGCTGTTTTATATCCAGTCGCGTGTTCAAACTTTACATCTGGAAATTTTTCTGCTACTTTTAGCATTTGTTCCATATATCCAAATGATGTTGCAAAAATCATATCGACTCCTTGCATTGCCATCTGAGTCATGACGCGTTCTGCATCCGGACCATACTTTACACTTTCAACAAACATGGTTTCAACTTTATCGCCAAACTCTTCTTCAATAGCTTGACGTCCTTTATCGTGCATATAAGTCCAACCATGGTCTCCGGTTGGTCCTACATATACGAATCCTACTTTCAGTGGATCTGCAATTGCAGCAGAAAACACGAAAGACAATGGTAGTAATGCTACTACCAAAGCATTGAGTAATACTCTCATAGATTTCCTTTCGAGGGTGATGAGGCGGGATCGTAAGGGAATACTCCGCCAGGGGTTAAATTATTATATATACTAGTTTTTCTTCGCGTTCAAAAGTTTTTGATAATAAATTTTATATTTTTTCATTATCCTTTTATTTCTTTCAAGTTGCTTGAAGAAATTAGATATACCTGTGAACTTAAAGATCTTCTGAGTCATTTTCTTTATCGTGCACATGAAGTTGAATTACAGCATAATGTAAAATCTTCATAAGATCACGACGAGCATCTGAAGCAGATCCTTTCTTTCCGTATCTTTGTGCATACTTTAGTATGTTTCCAATACAGAAACCAGTTCCATGGCCACCGTCGATTATAAATTCGGTGGCCTGAAATTTCTCTTTTGAGTAATGACTATTATAAGTCTTATCAATATGACGCTTAAGTTCTTCTAGAGTTTGATCCTCATTGAACTTATAATCTATAGCATAGTCACTATTAATATCTGGTTGTAGTGCATCTTCTGGATAAGGTATCTCCGGTGCACCTTGCTCTACTAGATTATTCACTATCTTTTCATAGTGACCATTAAACGGAGACTTAAAAGCCGATTGATCATGTCTTGGATCTTGAGCTTGCTTTTTCAAGATCTCGTTTTTCACTTCTTCAAAAGCCATTACTTACCTTTCATTCTATAAAATATATGAGATCCTACTCTTGCGACTCTGTCCATTGTAGGAGCCCAGTTTGGTTTAACGTAGTTTGCATGATAATGAGTTGAACCTTCAGTTATTCCTACATAACGACCGTGGATCCAAAAATCTCTTGCATACTTCCTTGATTTTTCCCAAGCTGTCTTGTTTTTTGGTTCATCTGATCTCCCATCACACCACCAACTAAACTGACACTGGTGAAGCTTAGGATTACCGTTTGGACCTAATCTAGCTTGTTTTATTACATCACAGACGTTGTTTGGAAAGTGTCTGTGATTTACTCTATTTAAAACTACATCGGATACTGACATTGCATCTGCAAGAGACGATGCTCTTGTTTCCCAATATATATTCATCGCTATACATTGAATAGCACGATTTTCTTCTTGAAAGTCATGTTGTGCTTTTGCCGTATATCCTATTCCTGAAAACAGTGCCAAATTTAATGCCACTGTAATCGCTGCTGTTATTTTTTTCATGTCTTCTGCCTCATTATTGTTATAGACTAATATACCAATAAATCACGCTAAAGTAAACTAAAAAATTCATTCATTCCTTATTTTAGTTATATACTGTAATATATTTATCACAGTTAGTTTTTGTAAGTCTTTCCCATCTCTATCATACGTTCCTCATACTCTTTAGCAACTTCTGGATCATATTTACTTCCAGTTCCATCAGCACCAAAGTCAAATATTGCAAGTGCTATTAAAATTACTACAATCCAGATACCACCAACTTTACATAGTCTTAAGAACTTTGTGTAAGCTTCTTCTGCTTGCACCTGCGCCTCTTCTCTTACTGTCATTTAATATCCTCTAACTTCTTAATTCCTAACGCCCAGTTTTCTGCAGCATCTTCAACGTACCTAATAGATTTATTAGGAAACTCTTCTTTAAAGAAGAACTTATCATTCTCATCGTAATATTTTATATAAGCCATCTCTTCTTTAAAGTCCATGAAAACAATGGCTTTACCTTTATCATTGTCTGCATAGTGAGTTGTGATTTCTCGTCCCATATCTGTATCTCCTAATACTGGAAAGATATCTGAAATTATACGGCCGCATGCTCTGGCCAATTCCATGTGTTCCTTTTGTGTTCCATTTCCAGATCTTAGTTCAATGTAATGTACCCAAGACCTGAGTGTTCCATTAACGTATAATCTTGACTTGGTGTTTCCTTCAGGAAGTATACATCTAGCTTGTTCTTTTGCGATTCCTTTATCTATTGCTTCTTTATAAATTTCCTTTACATGATCTATAATAAATTTCTGCTTTGCGTCCCACCAGACTTTCAATGATGAGTCATCAGTTTCAATGCTGTTTTGCCTGTTTGACTCATCCTGTAGCCTAGCTTCTCTCACCACAAAACTATCCCCAAGATCAGCAACGCTAGAATAGCGCTGAGAAAACTCTTGAAAGCTAAACGATCTGTGTCGAAGAAGTTGTCTAGCGATGTCTCTTGTTGTTTCGATCTCGAGTGTTGCTGAGGCCATTTCGAGAGGTGACCAGTGCTTGTTCTTGATGAGGTATTTGATAAGCTTTTCACTCGTCTTTTTGTTATTTTGGTTTGATGGATTGGAGACACGGGCACAGAAGGCCACGAAATCTTTGGCGGAATTGATGTCATCTATAAAATCTCCTTCTGGTTTTGTATATCCAACTATTCTAACTTTCACTATTCGTGTTCCCCACCCGGATCATTATCATCTAGTTTAATCTTTTTGCCGTCCATGTACATATTCTGTCTGGCTCTTGGATAACTATGATAACCTGCTTTCAAAAAGAAACCTGGCTTTCGTTTTGCTGTTTCAAAGGTTGCGACTGTAATAACAATAGCACCTATAAGAACTACATGTGCTGCAGCACTAAAACCAAATATCCACCAACTACCAACAAGTTGAGCAAAAGTTAAGCACCACATCCAAGCTAGCACTTGCATGACCATGTGTTGTACTTGTAAGTTAGGAATATTTCTTAGAGGATTATGCTCTAAATTCATAACGCTGTTCCAGCTATCGTAAATCCATTCTCTCATTAGTGTAACGTCTCCTTTTCTGGTTTTTTGTTGAAATCTTTTATTTGATCTGTCATATTCATTATAGTTTCTACCATCTTTTCAAAGTCTTCTTTGTTTAATCGGCTTTTGTAGAGACTTAAACCAAGAGTAGTGAGTACACCAGCAACCATCAAAGGATGTACGCCTTCATTGGATTCTAGTAAGAATTCGCATGCACCCATTAGAATATCGTAACACTCTTGAAAGTCTCTATCTTCAAACTCTTCAAACATTTTCTTGTGTTTTCTTTTTTAGATTATCAGCAACTTCTGTTGCTCTTTCGGTTAATACACTTATTGCAGTATGAATGTGTCCAGTGTCATGAGGCTGTAATCTTTCCTTCAAAATCTGAATCTCAGACTGTAATATCAATAATCTATCTACACAATTAATTTTCATTTTTTCTCCAGTTCTATTATTCTTTTTTCAAGTTGATTAATTTTATCAGCCATTCTTTGCATTTCATGACGCATTGAATCATCAGTTGAAGATATAAAACCATCACGTTTTCTAGATGTAAAATCTAATCTAAGTCCAGCGTCTGGATCTGTAGCCTTATCATAGGTCATTTTTTTTCTCCATTTTCCAAAAACCTGATCCTGATTCAAAACTATCATGGTCAAAACTATATTTATTCTTTTTTATGAACTCATCTATAGCTTTTTTACAACCTTCATGAGCAGGATGATAATCATCACCACATAAGTATTTAGTACCGTTTAAGTATTTAAGTTCATTCTTTACATTTTGATAACTATGTGCTCCGTCTAAATAAGCCATATCCCATTCACTATCTTTTTTAAGTAGGTTTACACTCTGCATCTGATGTGTTTTCTTATGAATAGAAAAATATCTAGGATGTTGAGAAGCACAGTAATCATACACTGTTCTATGATCCTTTTCCATATATAAGTTCATAGCATATACAATTGCAGGATTCTTACTGTTTTTCACCATCACACCATTATAGTGAACTTGCTTCTGATCACCATTCATTCCAAACGTATCACATACGTGTAGTTTACACCCTTTTGGCAAAGAATCCATTAGTGCCCAAGAACTGAGACCCCATGCGCATCCTATCTCCAACACCTTAGAGTTTTCAGGAATAGATGAGGCAAAATCCATGAGACTACTAAGGTGTTTTTGATTATTAAAACCAGGAATGTCCTGATTTCTTTTTGGAGGATGAGGTATTATCACAACTTGAAACCTTCAAATTTAAGTTCTTGTCCGGTAGGTGTTTTATCGAAAGTAGGAGTATCGTCACCGTCTGTATCGATAAGAGTTTGTTCAGCTTGATCAACATCAAACAATCTCATTTTAGATCTATCTACACCAATTACAAATCTTTTCTTATATGTAGGATCATTGTATCTATTCTTTAATTGTTTTACTGCGAGTTGACCCATTTTTTCAAGTTCTTCAGTAGATATAATAGCAAACATTAAGTCGGCGGTAGCGGGTAGTCCAAAAGACTCGGACGTATCTTCCAACCCAATATCCGTGTTAGAATAACCCGAACGAGTCGTTTGCGTTGCAGAGACGATCGGTACGTCAAACTCGACCGCAAGACCACGTATCTCTTCAGCAATTGCTTTAATGTAGGAGTATGAATTGATTGCACCGCCCATTCCTTTCATTCTTGATGAAGCACATATGTTTAAATAATCTATAAAGATCATTTCCGGTTCAAATGTCTTCTTAAGTTTTAGCTCGTTTAGTAGAGCTCTAAAGTGTGATGTGTTTGCTTGACCAGTAGGATATTCTTTGATGATAAGCTTACCACTAGTTCTTGTAGATAATTTATACACCCTATCTGAAAACATATCCTTGCTTAGATTTTTTAGTTGGTCAATAGGTACATCAAGTAGATTAGCATCAATACGTTCGGCAATTCTTTCTTCTGCCATTTCCATTGTAATATAAAGAACGTTACGTCCTTGACTCATAGCTGACGCTGCACAATGGCACATGAATAATGATTTACCGACGCCGGTACCGGCGAGACATATGTTTAAAGTTTTGTTTGGTAAACCACCTTTTGTAATTTTATTGAAGTATTCAAGATCGAAAGGAATTCTTTCTTCATCACGATGATAGAACTCATATCGCTCGTTTGCATTCTCAATATAGTCATGTCCTACATTTGTATCAAACGATACACCTAAAGCTTTTGTTAAAATCTCTGGTAACGCATTCTTTGTAAGTGTATTGTGCTTTCCATCAATAATTTGTATAGACTCCATAACCGCATTATATAGAGCTCTATCTTGACACCACTTTTCTGTATTTTCATACAGCCAAGTTTCATTAACATCTTCTTTTTCAAAAAGATTCGGAATGATTTCCACAGCATGTCTATACTGTTCTTCATTGTACGAGTCTGAATTATCAATCTCGATCTTGAATGCTTCTGCATTTGGAAGTTTATTGTATTTTCCAACAAACTTCCCTGCCTCTCTAAAAAGTAACTTGTATATTCCTTCAAAATAATCCGGTTTGACAAAGGGTAAAACCTTTCTCATATATGTTTCATTACTTAATATATTTTTTAAAACAACTTGTTCTATATTAGTGTTCAATCGCTTGTCCTTCTGAGCTTTCAATTATTGCTACTAAAACATCTCCAACATGAGCCTGTAGTCCTGCATTATCTGATGTTAAATCTGGATCTGGTGATTCATGTATTTCAAAATCATATTTCAAAATTGCTGATTCTCCGTCGCCTTCTCTTACGCTTACTTTTCCATAAGAAATAATAGTTTCAGGAAACGGGCCGGATAAAAGTCGAACATGCCACTGTTCTTCACCCTTTGCTATAAATTCATAATCCTCGTTCTCAAGCATCTTCTGCAACAATTTCATCCATTGAGACTTGTTCGGTGTATCCAATAGAGTATTGCTTCTTTATAAATTCCTTGAAATCTGTGTCAGTAAATGTAGGAGTCCAGAACTCTTCAAGAAGAGTTTCGGCTTCTCTTACTTTACTTTCTTCTCCTCTTCTTTGATACCAACCATTAGATGGTTTGATTACGTAACCACCAGCAAGAGCTACATCAAGAAGACCCGAATAGTTTGATACACCACCTTCCCATGTAACTGAGATTGGAATCTTTGATTTTTCTTTTACATACCTAGATTTTTCAACATTAATAACAAAGTGGTAGCCTTTGATTTCTGTACCTTTCTTGTCTTGCTGACGACCTATAATCCAAATATTATCTGCACTATAGTATATACCTGTACCGCCACCCACAACATCTTTAGGAAATAAACCTATTTCTTTGTACGTATGATTAACTGCAAGAAGAGGAATATTCTTCATTGCAAGATAAGGTGTTGTCATACGAAACAAACCTTTGAGAGCCTTTGCTCTTGACATGTCTGCAACAGATTTTTCATTGAGTGTGTCTTCCATTTCTTTTTTAGAAGCTAAGTTACCGATTGAGTCAATTACAACTATAACCTTATCATCTCTATCTAGATTTTCAAGTTGGCTTATCATATCAAATTTGAGTTCTTCTACGTTTGTGATTGGAGTATGTAGAACTCGAGTAGTGTCTACACCGAACTGTTTGAAGTATGACTGTGGAGAACCAAACTCTGAATCATAGAATAACATAACAGATTCAGGATATTTTTTCATATATGCTGCAGCCATTAGAAGAGCAAAAGAAGTTTTAAAGTGTTTTGAAGGACCAGCAAGAACAGTAAGTCCTGGAGCTAAGCCACCGTCAACTGATCCAGATAAAGCAACATTAATCATAGGAACATCCGTTGATACCATATCTTTTTCAGTAAAAAATTTAGACTCTGAAAGAACTTCAGTGTGGCTCAGCTTTGAGTTCTTTTTGAGTTTATCCATTATAGACATACAATTCTCCTTTTAGAATAGTATAATTATACCACAGTTTCATATAAATGTAAATTAAAAAAACGCCTCAAGTGTGGCAGGTTCTGGTTCTGACCAGAAAGTTTTAGTTTTGTTGCATTGTATTGCAAAGTTAGTTTTCTTCATCTGCGCTTTGCCGTATAAAAAGTTCTTAACATTTTCGGCCATGTCGCTTGCAGTTGTCACTGGAACATTTTGACATATCATATTTAAATTTTTGACACCTCCAACTAGATTAAAATCCTTTGGCATCTTCATAATATCTAGACACTCTCTTACATTCAAGTATCTATCAGCATCTGGATGTGTAAGCATACTAGGGTATGCACCAACAAAGGCACCGATGTAATCCTTAGGAACTACAACACCTCTTCTCATAATATTGCCTCCAGCCTTTAATTTATCTCCCATTCTTCTACACTTTATAGCATGATCAGTATAACCTTTCTTATCCGCCCACTCTGCGACTTCATAGTAATTACTGCCATTGTCTTCAATATAGTGCATAATATCCCAAGTCTTATCTATCTTCTTTTGAAAATCAGTATGAGATATATTGTCATGCATTACTTCTAAAACGTATTTGTAAAACAGATCTTCACTTGGCTTAGAAGTTTTAACCATAGTATCGGTCATAATATCAGGTTCGTTAGTTGCACTGCTTCTGATCTGATCAGCAATATTTTTATACGGTCTATTATAGTAACTAAATATTGGTACTTTATCTCCTTTCCAGAAGAAGTAAAATGCTCTATCTCTAACTTGACTCAATCCGTGAAGTATAGATTTAGTTTTATAAAGACTCACAGTGTAACCTAACTCATCAGCCAGTTCTCTCATCTTACTAACAATAGGTTCTCCCATTTTGCTAGCAAGTCTAGGCGCGTTTTCTCCCCAGAAAACCTGAGGTTGAACATTTTCTAATACATACTTAGCAGACTTAAGCATCCAATCGTTAGTAGGACTATCAGCGCTACTACTGGTATTAAGCGCAGAAAGGCCAGCACAAGGACAGACAGTGTTGACAACATCCACTCGAGAAGGAGCACTGCCACCCATATCAAGCTTAATATAAGGAACGTCGTTATTATAATGGTTAACAAGTTGACTATCATTTGCTTCAAAATCTGAGTATGAAAGAATGTACTCAGGACGAGTCCCGAATACATTTTCCATTGCGAATGTTTCTCCACCTATAAGGGGAACTATGCTAGCATAACTATTCATAAGAAACGTTCTGTGCTTTTTCTCTATCGCACTTTTCATAATCTTTTCTATATTTATTATTTTCTTCAATAGCCTTTTCTAAGATAGAAAAGTTGTGACCTGAAAAGTGTATAAAAGCAGAGGTATCTTTAGGAAAACATGCACCACCGAAACCACGGCGGCCATCATGTCCTGGTACACGCGTGTGAGACTGACCTATTCTTGGATCCTCTCCGATTGCATTTATTATACGACCAAAGTTACCTCCAAATTTTTCTACTACATCATAGAACTGATTAAAAAATAAGACCTTTGTTGCAAGAAATGAATTGATTCCATATTTTACGAAAGAAGCGTCTGACGCTTCCATATGAAATATTGGACATGGTTTACATAAGCTGTGTTGTTTATATATTTCCTCAACATTTTTTGTAACAGTTGGGTTGCCTCCAAAAATGTGCATAGGTGGATTTACAAAATCTTCTTTTGCACTTGCTTCGCGTAAAAATTCAGGATTGTAACACACTCTATTCTTTCCAATCTGATGAGTAGATAGTCTTTTAATAACATCTGGCGTAACAGTAGATTTAATTACAATTATGCCAGATCTTCTTGTCATTAGTTTGTTCACAGAGTCTTCTACAATAGAAGTATTAACAGTTCCGTCATCTGCCATTGGAGTAGGTACACATATAAAAGTAATGTCTGCTTCTAGTGGTGATGTAGTTTCAATACTTTTGTTCTCATCATAAATTGGATCAATAATTGTTTTTTCACAAGTATGATCATTGAATCCATAGTCTACGGCTTTACCTACAAATCCATGACCAACTATACACACTTTAAGCTTTTCCATTAATTAACTCCGTAATATTCTTTGTACCAAGTTATAAACTTTTCAACTCCAACTGGTACGGGTGTTGTAGGAACGTATCCTAATTTTCGAAGCTTAGTAGTATCAGACCATGTTTCAGGTGTATCTGCTGGATGAGCAGCTACTAATAACCTTTCAGTTTTTCTACCTAAGTTCTTTTCTATCTCGTCAACAAAGTCGACCAACTCTACCTGAGTTCCATGACCAATATTATATATCTCATGATAGGTTTCATTGCTCTCAACGATTTCATCAACTACGAGTTCAATACCTTGTACAATATCATCAACAAAAGTAAAGTCACGTTTCATGTCTCCGTAGTTATAAAGCTCAATAGGTTTACCTGCAACAATAGAATCTGTAAAAGAAAAGAGTGCCATGTCTGGTCGACCATAAGGACCATACACTGTAAAAAATCTTAGTCCTGCAGATCTTGAAATTTTTGAATGCATAAACTGACATTCATTTGCTCGTTTTGACCAGCCATAAGGGTTGTTTTGGTGAAGTGGCCTATCATGCTCATTCCATGGAAGTGGTTGACCGTGCATAACGCAACTGCTAGATGCGTATACAACTGGAATATCATGATTTTCTGCTACTTCAACAATCCTTTGAGTACCTGTTATATTAGTATCAATATAGGGCTGTGGTTCTGCAAGGGCGTGTCTTGGGTTTGCATATGCTGCTAGATGTAAGATACAATCATAATCTTTTACATCATCTTCTAACATAGTGAAGTTCTGAATATCACCGGTAAGTGTTTCAATTCCTTCTTCTTTTAAGATAGTTGCTCTATCTTGTTTTAGTTTTACGTCATAGTAATCATTAAAATTATCTAGTCCTTTGACGTCCCACCCAGCACTTTTAAATGCAAGGGCAGAATGAAAGCCGATCATACCGGCTTGTCCAGTTATGAATATTTTCATGCGAAAAACTCCTCTAGTCCTTGTGGTTGGTTTTCTTTAGTATTAATTGCAAGATCGACAATTTCGTTAACAACCATCTCGCCATCTGAGTGCTGCTTCCAAAATTCAAATGCCATCTCTCTCCAATCATCTCTCATAGTAGGATCATTCTTTAGTCTGATCATTAGTTCGCGACACTCTTTAAAATTAGAATAGTCAAGACCAATGGTGCCGCTGTTTTGGCATTGACTAATTGGTTTACCCTGCACAGGGTGAATTACGTTATCACAAAAGTGTTTATGAAATATAGGTACTGTTCCTGATGCAATACATTCTGCATGACAGTTTTCAATATTATCTCCATAAGTTTCTGCTTTTAAATGGTATAGATCTGAACCGAAAGCTGAACGAGCCATTCTTTCCATGCAGTCTGAGTTTATATATTGAGGATATAAGTATGCACCTTTTCCGGTAACTTCTTTTCCATACATGTCAGGTGTAAACTTAACATCACCATATTGCTTTTCTGGTCTGAAATGATTTTCAACTACTCTTCTATCAACTGGTTTTTCTGCCTTATTGTCTCTATACAAGACTAATGGATACTGAATAGAAGCTTCAAGTCCTTCTAGAACTGTGATGAAATCATTATCCATAAGTTCATCTTGGTGATAATCAATCATAAGACTAGGACCTTTCCACATAGCAGTACGTCCTATCCAACGAATCATATTATCTTGTTGTTCCTCAATAGGCCTCCAGTATTTTTCTCTGTGTCCTTCATAATCAAAACCTAAAGCCATCTTCGTAAGTGGGGTCTTAATATTATTCTTTTTCATGAACTTTGAAAAATCATTTTCAAGCGAGTGAGTCATGATAACATCAACACTCATACAAACATCTGCTAGATTTGCATTACGTGCAATAGATGCTGCTTTATGATCTACATTGATAAATGCTTTTCGGATATGAACACGATCAAGAAACTTTAACCAGTTGTCTTTACAATCTTGAGGGTGAGACTTTGAAGGAACAGAATATACGATACATAGTTCATGTGAATTTACAATTGCAGCCATAGCTTCCCATTCACGACCTAAGTTCATTTCCATTTGATCAATTTCTAAACCTTTTGCTCTTCCCCACTTTTTATCGTTTGCAGATAAGATCTTTGCACCTGTAACTTTTTGCATTTGTATTGCGCATTGTGTTACACCGCAACCTTCAGTACCACGACCAAGTACAATAATTATTTTATTCATTTATTCCTCCAAATATCGCTTACAACCTTCAAGCTTTGACTCAACATACATAGGATTATTGAGCAACCTGTTTAATCCAGAAGGGTGTGGTAGTATATAGTGTTCGTATCTATTAAGTCTTGTGAGATAGTCTGAAACTTTTGTTCCCCATGCTACTATCTTATCATATCCATCTAAAAGACTTCTTATTGATTCGTGATCAAAAGACTTATACTTAAAATCCCAATTAGGATCTGATGAAAGATTTGTAAACGATACATAATCTAGTTCTAAATAGTCTAGCCATGTATGGAACCTCTTATAAGAAGATCCTTTCGACTTACTTATTGGAACCCGCGAGGGATTCAATCCTACGAATATAAGTTTTCCTTTCATAGTACTATTATACAACATTTTTTAGTATTTGTAAACTATTTTGTTTGGTTTTCTAAAGCTTTTTTTAACGCTCTTTCGAGATCATTATCAGCTTCCTCGGCCATCTGTTGATAAGGGTCAACTGGCTGGAACTTTTTCTTCATTTCTAATAAATCGTATTCTATGTCTTGACTTGTTCTAACTTTAGTTTCTTTAATAGGAAGAACTTTTATTATGGACACGTCTTTTTCTGAAGGACCTAGATGCTTTTGCATTAAGAATATTCTTTCTTTAACATTAGATACTTTATCTTCTAAGTTATCCAGTCTGCTATAGGCTTTTGCTAAATCCAAAAGTTGCTTACTCCTGTCCATCCTTCGTAATTCCTAAAAGTTTCTCTTTCTCTAAAATACTATTTTTTTGTTGATTCAGTTGTTTTACATATGAAGAGTATGAGTGCTGATTACCGTCATCATCTATAATGACGCCACACGATGTTTTACATCTACTTCCAGCTTCTTTAGGTTTAAACAATATTTTTCTATAAAAGTTTTTCCATTGTCTTGAATTAAGAGCATCTTCTGGAGTAATTCCATTTTTAACGTTAAGTTCTTTATTGTATATTCCTCCAGGATTTTCTTTTCTATCAAATGCATTGTCCATCCAACAACAAGGAACATAATAACCAGATGCTGAGAATGCCATGCACTGACCCATTCCATTTATATCTATATCACCATTTTCTAAAAAAGGAAAACATTTGGGAATAATCTTAAGCTGCATACTTGTCACGCTCCTTTTTATATTCTTCTATATTATCTATGACTAAAGAAGACGCGAATCCTGTACCTGATAAGTGATAAGGATTTTTTGGAGGTGCAACATGATGACCAAAGTGTGATCCAAACCTACTGGATCTATGCAGAATAAATTCTATATTTTTATCTAGAGCGTATTCTGCCGCAACTACTACATCGTTTTCATTATACTCAAATGGAATGTACTGCCATGACACCTTTAACTTATCATTAGCTACAGTTGCACAGTAATCCATAGCTGCGCATGCACTGTCCCAGTCTTGATTCTTTCTGTGTATTGAACATGATTTACCAACACCGTCTATACCAAAGATTATATTTGAAGTGTAATTACCTTGTAATAACAGATGACATAGTTTTTGCCACCACTGCTTTTTCTTTCCAGAACCGTTAGTGTGAATCTCTAAATGTTGAAAGGTCGTTTCATTCAGGACTTCTATTATTCCTAATAGATTTTTGTGATATATGGGATCAGATATTTGACCACATAAAAAAATTTTTTTAAATGAATTACCCATGATTCTAGCATCATCTTCTGTTAAATCACCGTATTCTTTTCCAGCCTGTTTAACAAAATTCTTACCATCTCTAGGATCTTGTCTAATACAATATGCACACTCAAGAAGACACCTGTGAGAGGTATCAACATTAATAAATCTCTTTTGAGCTATTCTAGTGAAGTGATTATAGTACAGATCAAAATGTTTTTCTAGATTAGATAAACTCAAATGCAACTCCCGCTTCAGTAAACATAGACTGCGTTAAGCCCCATGATTCTTTCCAGCGGTCGGTGATTTCTTGTTTTGGCATAACTACTCTTTTTACACCTACTTGTACTATTCCTTTTGCACAATCTGAGCAACAAGGAAGTCCTACAACATAAAAGGTACTACCTTCTAGTGATATACCACTAAAGGCAGCATTGAATATAGTATTCATCTCTGCATGTACAATATACTTAAGTTTGATTTCTCTATTTTCTAATCTATCATTATCTGATATGCTACGAGGAAACCCATTATAACCTTGTGCTAGAACTTGACCCTTTTCACCAATAGCAACGCATCCAATCTTAGATGATGGATCCTTTGACCATTTAGATATTCTTTCAGCTAGCTCTAAGTATCGCTTATCCCATTTATTTGACAAGATGAAAGTGCCTTTCGTAAACATGTAGATTTTGTACTTGCCATGTTATAAAGCCTGCTTCAATTCCTAACATTTCTGCTAGTTCTTTTTGAACAAATCTTTGCCAGGCGTAATCATTTTTATATCCATATACAACATCATTTGACCGCATTTGAACTACAGCTTGCAACTCGTCATTTCGAATATAGTAAGTAACTGAATTAGTACAAATAAAGTCGTTCTTACCATCTTCATTATATTCATGCCAGATAGACGGACGATTGTAAATCATTGAGGCCCTACGACCATCTGGATTATCTCGCAATTCTCTGTAAACGTTTCCAAACTGATTATAGTATTTATCACTGTAAATTAGTTTACCATAATTAGAATTAATCTCACCTTCCTTATTTGCTGAGTACTGCCAAGCTGCCGGTGGTTCTGGTTTATCCCATATGTCATTAATATTAGTAGACTCAGACTTATACCACTTTAGTTCTGCATCAATATACTCATTGTTTGGTTCACCAAAGATAGCCGGCTCATCTGCTAGAAAAGAAGCACCGAGTAGTTCAATTGTTTTTTGACCTGTTTTATCTAACTCAAAAGCTTCATCATTAAGTTCATCAATAAAGTATTGACGAATATCTTTAACACTATATGTTATCATCACAAACTCTCTTTCTTAGATCTGATGAAGAAAACCTATGGTCTCTCTTATTAAAGTATAAATCTATTCCTCTGTTACGACACTCATCTTTTCCAGTGAAATCTTTCTGTCTATACTCTTCACCTAGGATTCTTACATCAATTGGATACATGTTTATTATATCAATTAAATCGGCTTCTGTACAATAAATAATGACTTCGTCTACATATTTTATTGCAGAAAGTTGTGCTTGTCTTTCTACAATAGATTGTATAGGAGAGTTCTTTTCTTTTCTATCAAAAGTAGGATCTACCTGTAGACCGCATATTAAATAATCACATTGAGCCTTCGCCTCTCTCAACATCATAACATGGCCTGCATGAAGTAAATCAAAAGTACTACATGTAAATCCTACCTTCATTCATCATTCTCACTTATTTCTATATAGTCTTCAATACAAACAAAACCAATTCCCATTGGAGCAGATGCTTCTAAAAAGTAGCCAGTTTCAACACAGGTGTAAGGATCTTCAAAATAATCTACGGCAGTACCTTCTACTTCTCCTGCAGAATTCAAACTAACCATGAGTAATATGAAACCAACTATCATTTTGTTTCTCTCCATTTTTGTAATTACATTCAGCTGCTGGTGCAGGATGACATCTAAACAGTAAAACTGTTAGTAATAATAATAAAAAAGGTATTGTTGTGTTAATTTTTCTTTTAAACATTTCCCATAAACCCTTGTTCTTCTCTTACAATATCATTATGATTGAATTCTGCCCAATACAATTCATAAGCTACACCTGACTCTACACACTCAAATTTATGATATAGACCAGGCTTAACTTTTGTATAATCACCAGCCTTCAGTGTAGTAGTGTCTATAAGACTATAGTCTCTTTGCCAAACTTTGACTCGCATAACACCTGACTCTACATAAAAACCATTCCATTTGTATCTGTGCAAGTGTTTAGAACAAACACCACCAGCTTCCATTTCAATCCTATGAAACTCTAAAGTGCCATTAGCTTCAATGAGTTCTGTAGTTCCCCAAACCTTACCTGCTTTCATCTATAAAGTCCTCATATTTAATACTACCCCAATCAAGATTATAATGTTCAGGATACTTCTTATCCTTTTCAAACTGTGTTAATAGTTTATTTAACTCAATTGTTTCAGGATGCTCCCAAGACCTGAGTTTTTTAAGAATAATATTATCAGGATCTTTTTCTAATAATTGACATGCAGTCCAATCCATAATAAGTTGTCTTAAAGGTGTGTTGATTGCTCCAGCCATTACTTACCCGTTGCACCTGGAATTTTATCACTTAAGTCCACTGGTTTTAGTTTCTTAGGACGATTCAAAAAGTCACGATCCGGATCTTGGCCGTCAATGCCGTGCTTCATATAAGCAGCGAAGAATGATGCATAGTTAATTATATCAATACATGAATCTTCAAGAGATTCAAAATTAGGATTATAATCAGGATCATTTTCCATAGCTTCGAGTACAGACTGCAACCTAAGAGTTTTTGCAATCATTGTATCTAGAAGAGTTGAACAACCTCTAGGATAATACATTGCTTGTTTAATCCTAGAATTAGGGTTTTGATAGTCATTACCTTTTTTGTTTTGAATTTCTGCTGCTTTTTTCAGCACTTCGAGTGATGCTTTACTCATATAATATCCTCCATTCTGATAATCTATTATACAACATTTTGATTAGAAAGTAAACCATTTTTATAATATTTTTTTCCAAGACACGTTCTTTACAAATTCATCGCCATTCCACACATACACACCTTCATGGTGATACTCTTTATCAACTTTGTTATTTATGAAGATGTAAACTATATCAGGATATTTTCTCCATTCATCAAGCTTATCCTTTTTACATCTATCCAGAACATAAGGTACATTTCCCATATGTCCCGTTACTTTTATTTCAACAGGATCAAGGTAAGGA